GCTGCCATCCGCCGCAGGACATAGGCCAGGAGGAACAGCGTCTCGACTTCGAGATAGCTGTTGTCGGGCTGTCCCAGCGCGTTCGTCTGGTAGGTCGTGATCAGGTTCTCGATCGCGATGTTGCCTGCGGTGTCGACCCGGAACGTCCCGACGCCGCCGTAGAGCAGGGTGTTGCGCTGCGACAGGCTGAACCGCGACGCCAGCGGCGGCGCGAGCAGGCCGAGCACCGGCACCGTCTGCAGCGGCAGCCCCGGGTCGGCGCGGAGACTGACCGCGGCCGCGCCGGCAAACGCCGCCGCCCATGCCCAGTTGGGCGACGGGCTGTCGTAGAAGCCGATTGCCGACAGGTGTTGGTCGTTGACCGTCGCGCCGAAGCTGCCGAGCTGGCCGACGCTGCCGCGCTTGGCGATGAAACAGTGGCCATAGACCTGCGTCTGCCAGTTCCACCGGCCGTTGGCGTCGCCGAGGAGCGCCGAGATGGCGGCGATCGACGCCGCGTCGGTGAAGGGGCTGACGATAAAGTCGAACGGCACGTCGAGCAGGTTCGCCAGCGCCGTCGTCAGCACCGGGTTGACCGCGCCGCTCGCCATCGCCGTGACCGTCGCCGTCAGCCCTGCCGGCAGCGTCTCGCCACCCGCGGCCCCGCGGTAGTTGACCCGCACGTCGATGTCGTTGCCGACGAGCCCCTTGTTCTTGGCGGTGAGGTCGACCTTCGCCGCAGTGACGCCGTCCACCGCTGCCACGACAGGCAGGTCGGTCGAGGCGTTGATCGCAGCCGACACGGCGGCGGCGGCGGCGATGGCCGTCGTCCCGCTGGTCAGCGGCACGCTGACGAGCTGGCCGGCGATGTAGAGGTAGACGGTGCCCGCGGCCGTCGTCGGGCCGGCGAACAGCACGCTGCCGGTCGCCGCGGTCGCGCCGGCATCGTCGGCGAGGGGCAGGTACCACACTTCGCCGAAGCTGTCATTGGCGCGGTACGCCGCCGTCATCCCGGCCAGGATCGAGCCCGGTCCAGCCGACGCCTTGGCCTCTGCGACCGACTGGCTGATCACCGGCACGTTCGGCGCCAGCGTGCCCGCCGACGTGATCTGGCCGATGAGCAGCGTGCGCTGCGCCTGGACGGCGGTGTTCGCCTGGCTCGGATCGACCTCGGCGTAGAACAGCGGCACCCGGATGTTGGCCGGGATTTGCTTAAACGGGATCGGCATCGGCGCTGCCCCTTATTCGGCGGTGTCGGAAGCCGGCGCGGGCGCCGGGGCGGGATGCTCGGCGGCGACGTCGCCGGCCGCGAGGGCGCGAGCCCAGAACGGATCGGTCGCATCGACCTCGACGCCGGCGAGCGGCACGGGCGCGCGGGTAAACGGGTCGCGGATGAGCCGCCCGTGGACGGGAAACACCTTGATCATGCGGTAACCCCCGGAAAGCGCAGGTCGAGGCCGGCCGGCGGATAGACGCTGGCGTTGACGCCTACCTCGGCGATGTCGGTCGTGGCGCTCGGCGCGAAGTCGCTCGGTCCCTGGTAGAACTCGAGCCCGAGATCGATCTGCAGCCCGGCGAGATGCGTCTCGCCTTCGGACGAGAAGGCGAGCTGACTATCGACCGACGGGAACTGCTGGAGCAGCGCCGTCAGCGGGCAGCTGTTAATGACCGCGACCTCGATCTGCTGCTTGAGCCGCCACAGCGCCACTTCGGCCATCGCGGCACCACCGTCGTCGCTCGACGCCGGTTCGGACACCTGGGCGAGGATGCGCACCGTCGTCAGGACGGTGAAACCGATCTCGCCGCGACCGGTCGAGGTCTTCGTCTCCCGGTACACGCGGAGCTTGATCGCCGGATACTGGCTGTCCCACGTCGGCCAGTCGCCTGGCGTGTAGACCCGCAGGCCCGCGTCGGTGTCGCCGGCGACGATCGCCGCGGCGACCGCGTCCATCAGGTCGGCCGACGTCGTCATGCGGTCACGTTGAGCATCAGCTTGGCGTGGCCGTGCCCATCGGGCTGCACCTCGCGAACGATGAAGGTCAGGCCCACCGACGGCACCGTCACCTTGTCTCCCTGCTGCGGCGGCGCTGCGAACAGGGACGTGCGGACGCCGAGGACCGGCCTGCGGGTGGTATTCTCGCTGCCGTCGCCCTGCAGCACGACCTGCTGGTATTCACGGTCGAACACCGCGCCGGCAAGGTGGAATGGCGGCGAACCGGACGCGGGCGCGTAGATGACCGTCTGATCGGTGCCGTCGCTGGCGACGCCCTCGCCGAAGACGCCCATGACGGGCGCGAGAACGAGGGCGTCCCAGTCGATCATCAGGCTTCCGAGCGGCCCGAGAAGAGGACCTCGGGGCGCTTGCAGATGAACAGCGGATAGGAATAGACCTCCATCCGCCACCAGAAGTTACGCTGCAGGTCGAAGATGGGCATGACGTAATAATCCTTGCCCGGCGTATTGACGTACTCGATCGCTTCGCAGGGAGCCGTAGCCTTCTCGAAGACGCCAGGCGCGTCGACAGGGAAGAAGCGGACCTTGTCGTCGGCGATCTTGATCGTCGAGTTGTCGTCCGACCCGCGATAGTTAACCCAGTAGATGCCGAGGAAGTAGAACTCCTCGAACGCCTGCTTCTCGCGGAGCGTCGCCGCCGCCTCCCAGTTGGCATAGGTCTGGATGACGTCGGGATGGTTGACGAACGCATCCCAGAAGCCGTCGCCGCACAGCGCGTAGATCTTCGTGCGGCCCGGGATGAACGCGCCCTTGGCCGCGCGCCACATGCCGCGGGTGACCACGTTGATCGGGTGCTTGAGGGTGCCGAGGCCGGCGGCGAGGTTGAAGCCGACCTCAACCGGTGCGGTGATCTGGAACTCGTCGAACCAGTTGTAGCGGACCGACCCGTCGCTGTCGAGCAGAAGCCCCTGGATGGCCGCGAGGCGCTGGTACTCCCAGGTATACTGGATCAGGTTGATCAGCCCCGTCGGCCCGGCCAGCCGGCGCATGACTTCGTCCTGCATCTGCATGAAGGTGCTGTCTTCGCCGAAGGCGCGGACGTTCTGGATTTCCGACGCCTGGATGGTGTCGCCCTGGAGGAGGCGCGGCACCTCGAAGTAGCGCATCTTGCGCAGCTCGGTCGTGCGGTCGCTCGCGGGCGGCTCGCCGCGCTGCGACATGGGCACGAGGCTGAGCTGGCCGGTGCGCTCCTCGACGGCCAGCGCCGTGGTACGGATCGGGTTCGGCGTGAAGATGCCGAGGTCGCCGAGAAACGACGGCAGATAGGGAATGCGCTCGACCGCGCTGGTCAGCTCGAGCATCGAGAAGGCGTCGTTGCGGAAGATGTTGAGCGTAGCCATAGGATTATCTCCGTCCTTCGGGTGTGGCCGGAGACCGAGGCCCGGCGCGTTTCGCGGGTTGGATTACGAGGCGAGGATGCCGAGCGCCTGCAGCTGCGCGAGCGCCGTCGTTTGCTGAAGCTGGGTGGTGACGTTCGCGCCCCAGATCAGCTCGTTGACGTTCACCCGCATCGGGCCGCGCACGTCGGCGACGGCTCGCTGATCGGCCGACGTCGCGTCGCGGGTCCCGAACAGGATGCCGGCAGCGACCTCCGTGCCGTCGCCCGCGAGCGGGTTGTACGGTGCCCACTTGCCCGTGCCCGCCGCCGGGGTGACCGTGAAGCTGTCGCCGGCCGCGAAGGCGGTGCCGCCAGCCGTGATGGTAAAGCCAAGGCCGCCGGCAGCGAACGCCGCGCCGGTGGTACCGTGACCGACTTCCTGGCCGTTCGGTGCACTGACGATGTAGTTGGTCGCGCTGTCGAACTCGACGACGTACGCGCCCGGCACGGCCGGCGCAGTGACGGTGATCGCGCCGAAGGTGCCGTTGCCGACGTTGGTGCCGAGCGGGGCAGCGGTGGCGGTCGTGCCGAGCGTCGCCTGGCCGAGCACGGTGCCGGCGACGACGACGCCCGCGCCGGACCCGAGCGTGATCTTCGCCGGGCTGATCATGTTGTTCTCGGCCGTCCACATGCGATAGCCGCCATCGTGGCGGGTCTCGACGAGCGGCGTGACGGTGGGGTTGCCCATCAGATTGTTCCTTTCGGGTTAGGCCGGATCAGCGGCGCGGGCTGATGCCGAGCTTGGCGAGCGAGCGATCCCAGCCGGCGGCGGCCATGGCCCGCGGACCACCG